TTGTTGACTTGTGAGATAGCGGATCAGGTAGCGACGTTGAAACGTAAGTACGCGGCTACTAAGAAGCCTGAAATGGCTTTGCAATGGTTTTGGGCTATTCAGAAGGCGCAAAAAGAACTTTTGATCGCTTACGGGCAGTTGGGGTTAACTCCTACAGCTCGCGCGAAACTTGGTTTGGTGGTCGCTCAGGCGGCTGAAACCGAATCCCGACTACAACATTTTACGCGCCGTTCAGCCTAATGAAATTTGCTTACGCTGACCCGCCTTATCCCGGATGCGCTCATTTATACCCTGAAAATAAAGAAGTAAATCACAAACTTTTAATACAAATGTTGTGTGATGAGTTTCCAGATGGTTGGGCTTTATCTACTTCTAGTCCAGCTTTACAAGAAGTGTTAGCCTTATGTCCTGAAGATGTCAGAATTATGGCATGGGTTAAACCGTTTTGTTCTTTCAAACCGAATGTGAATCCCGCTTATGCTTGGGAACCCGTACTATTTAGAGGTGGAAGAAAACGCACAAAAGAAGAAAACACGGTTAGGGATTGGGTTTCGTCAAACATTACGCTTAAAAAAGGTTTAGTTGGTGCAAAACCGGCTTTGTTCTGCCAATGGTTATTTGAAGTTTTGAACATTCAAGAAAACGATGAGTTTGTTGATTTGTTTCCCGGAACAGGCATTGTTTCAAAAGAACTAAAAAGAAAATTTGATAATCCGCAGTTATTCAAATGCTAGTTGAGAAAGTTAGTTTAGGCGGCGAGGTCGCAGAGTTCGCGGAAACGTTCGTTAGGCACACACGCGGCGAATTAGCTGGTGAAACTATCGATTTAAGACCTTTTCAAAAAGAGATTTTAAATGGATTGTTTGAACTGGACGAAAAAGGGTTGTGGAAGCACAGGCACGGTTTAGTAATACTTCCTCGTAAATCGGGTAAAACTATGCTTATGTCCGCGGCGGCTACTTGGGCGTTGTACGCTTCCGGTGAACCCGGTTGCGAAGTTTACGTAGTGGCAGGGTCTAAAGATCAGGCGCGTATCTGTTATCAGAACATACGCGACGTGGTGGAAGCAGACCCTGAACTTTCAGCTATTTCGGAGGTTTTTAAGGATGCGATAAGCGTTCCCGGCACTGGCGCGGTTTGCCGTGTCTTGTCATCTGACGGCTCTTTAGCGCACGGTTTGTCGCCTGTGGTTAGCATTGTGGACGAAACGTGGTGCCATCCGAATAGCGAGCTTTACGAAGCTTTACTGTCAGGATCAGGCGCTAGACGTTCTTCGCTTCTGTGTCACATAACGACCGCCGGAGTGGGGGAAGGCACCCCCCTGTCGAAACTGGTGGAATATGACAAACGTGTAACATCAGGGGAAGTGGACGACCCTACGTGGTGGTGCTACTGGAACCCCCCAGAGGAGCAAAGCGACTACACAGACCCAAAAGTATGGGCAAAAGCACACCCGGCGTTCGGCGATTGGGTTTCCGAAGAATACTTGGAATCGCAGATTAAACAGCTTCCAGCCCCCGAATTTAAGCGTTTACATTTGGCGCAATGGATAGCCGAGCGGGACGTTTGGCTAACAGAATCACAAATGGGTTTAATTGGTGAAACCGACCCGATAACGGCAGAAGATCTGCCGGTGCTCGCGGTGGACGGTTCATGGAACAGCGACGCTTCCGCTGTGGTCGCGGCTACAGCAGACGGACGGATCGAACTTTTACACTTACAGGAAAAACCCCCTGACGGGCCGGAAAGCTACAGGGTTAATATCCCTGATTTGTTGCGCGCTGTGGTAGAAGAAACAGAACGATTATCGCCAAGGGCTGTAATGTACGACCGTTATTTGTTAGGCGCGTACATGCTACAGCTAGGCGAAGAAGGCTTACCGGTTGTGGAATTTCCGCAAACCGCGCGCCGGATGGTACCAGCGACTAAAAGATTCACAGACAACATTTTAGACGAAAATTTGACAATAGTTGAAAACGAACTGGCACCAGCTTTAAAACGACATATACAAAATTGTCGGCTTAAAATAGATCGACTGGGCGCAAGAATAGTCAAATCGCATTCTGCGTCCGCTAAAAAAATCGATGCCGCTGTTTGCGCTGTAATGGCGTTAGATTCGGCAAACGAACTACCAATACCTGACCCCGAACCAACACCGAGGATATATTAATGGGCATTTTTTCACGCTTCCAGAAAACCGAAACCCGCGACCCGGACGCTTTCCCGCCTTGGTCACCGCCTATTTGGAATCAGAACTTGACAGGCGTGATGGTCGACAATTCCACTTCTTTAGGGCTTGTGACTTTCTTTCGATGCGTTGAGCTTATTTCGTCAACAATCGGGAGCCTGTCCCTTCACGTTTACCGAAACGGGGAACGTGTGGAACCCACACCGCGAATCGTTATCAGACCGAACCCATCCGAAACACGTTTAGACACTTATTCTGCGCTTATGGCTTCAGCTTTGATGCGCGGCAACGGTTACGCCGTACTGGGCGACTACGACAGGTTCGGCAACCCTCAGCAAATGGTGGTCGTTAACCCTGACGCTGTATCCGTAAAACTTAATAAAGACACTGGTTTTGTTTCATACAAGATCGGTGACACGACTTACACCCCGCAAGAGATCTTTCACTTGCGGGGCTTTATGCTTCCCGGTCATATAATCGGTTCAGGTGTCCTAGATTTGCAAAAACATTCTTTGGGGTTGGCTATAGCTGAACACGAATACACCGAACGGGTGTTCTCCGAGGGTTCGATTCCATCCGGGGTTATATCCACAGACGCGGACATGACACCGGAAACAGCGCAAGAACTGAAACAGGGTTGGGTTAACTCTCATGGGGGGCGTAACAGAACCCCTGCGGTGTTAGCTGGCGGTCTTAAATACACGCCTGTTCAATTATCGAATAGTGACCTTGAATTGTTAGAAGCTCGTAAATGGTCAGCTACACAGGTGGCGGCTATGTTCGGCGTTCCACCGCATTTGGCGGGCGCACCGTCTAATGACAGTTTGACGTATAACACGGTTACGGAGGACACACGGTCTTTTGTTCGTTTCGGGTTGCGTCCTTGGATCGTCCGGTTACAGCAAGCAATTTCAGACGTTCTGCCACGTGGACAATCAGCGAGCATCAGTCTAGGCGACTATTTACAACCTGACCTTTTGACACGTATGCAAGCCGCGGAGATAGCTATAAACGCAGGAATTAAAACACCGGAGGAAGTCCGAGCCGAGGAGGGGCTAACATGAGCAACAACATTATAGAAAGAACGCTTTCATCCGACACGCTGGAGATACGCGAAACGCAGGAAGGCCGGAGGGTTTGTGGTATAGCCGCGCCGTTCGGTTCGTCATACGACGCAGGCGAATTCGTTGAATCTTTCCTACCGGGGTCGTTTGCTAAAACGATCAGCGAACGAGGCGAGAAAGTGCCACTATTAGAAGCACACAGGCGCGACGCGATGCCGTTAGGGCGCGCTACGCGAATGGAGGAAACTAGCGACGGTTTATACGCAGAGTTTCTGATATCGAAAACGTCACGCGGCGAAGAAGCCCTGCAGTTGACACGCGACGGGGTTATGCACAGCTTTAGTGTGGGTTTCGTACCAGTACGCGACAGGAGAAGCGAAACAGGCGACGGGCGACCAATGATCCAACGACAGGAAGTCAAATTGCATCATGTGGGTTTAATCTCAGAAGTACCAGCGTACGAAAACGCTAAAGTTTTAGCTGTCAGGGATTTTGACCCTGACGACGAAGAAACCGCCCCGCGGTTAGCTGTATGGCGGGCGAAACTTTTAATACCAACAATCTAAACATTTAATCTGCTATATTTAAAACACCGCGCCGATTCGCGCCGTCAGTCGTGCTGACACCCGAAGTATTCACCCGGTGAAAACATAAGCACAAACGAAAGGCAATTATGAAACTGCTAGACCAGCTTGTTTCAGAACGCGCGGACGTTGCGGAAACCATGACTGGTATTCTCGACACCGCCGCTGAAGAAACACGCGACCTTACAGAAAGTGAAGAAACGAACATTTCGGAACTTCACGGACAAGCTGAAAAGCTTGACACACGAATAACAGAACTACGCGACATTCAAGTAGCTAATTTGGAAGCCGCTAAACTACGCGCCGAGGTAACACACGGCGATGATGACGACGACGACGACGCAGGCGACGAAAACGCTTTACGTGTCCGCGTTAAAGAAGAAGCGTTAACATACGCTCAGGAAGCCCCAACATCGTTTTTCCGTGACGTTTACAACTCACAGATGAATCACGACCCGCAGGCACAGGCTAGAATTTCCCGCCACAGCGAAGAAATGAAAGTGGAATACAGGGACGGATCAACCAGCAATTACGCCGGTTTGGTAGTTCCACAGTATTTGACAGAACTAGCCGCGGAGCTTGCACGTGCTGGAAGGCCATTTGCTAACCTTTGCACTTCGCTTCCACTCCCAGCAGATGGAATGACTATCAACATTTCACGCGTTACTACTGGAGCGTCTGCCGCTGTCCAAGCCGCAGAAAACGACGCAGTATCCGAAACCGACATTGACGATACTTTGCTAACAGTTGACGTTCGCACAATCGCAGGACAGCAGGACATTTCCCGCCAAGCCCTAGATCGTGGAACCGGAATCGACAGCCTTATCATGGCTGACCTTTCAGGAGCTATAGCAACCAACTTGGATGAAGGAATCTTGTACGGCGACGGCACTTCCGGTGCTTTGCTCGGACTGAACAACATCACAGGCAAAAACGATGTTGTTTACACCGACGGAAGCCCAACAGTCGCAGAGTTTTACCCTAAACTTCTCGATGCCATTCAGCAGATCAATTCCAACCGCTACGCCGGCCCGGATTTGATTATTATG